TCTATCGCCAATTTCCTGGCGCGTGACGACCTAACCGCCCAGATACCTAATTTTATCCAGCTTGCCGAGGCGCGTATTGGGCGCGAGCTTGAGACGCGGGAACAGGAAAAGCGAGCCACAGCGGCGCTTGAGGTTGGCGATGAATATATCGCCCTCCCGACTGACCTGCGTGAGGTGCGTGAGGTAAAGCTCAACACCAACCCGATTACGGTTCTGGAGTACCAAAGCCCACACGGCTTGGATAAGAGCTACGGCAACACCGGCAACGGCAGGCCAAGAGCTTACAGCGTTGTCGGGCTTGAGATGAAAATGCGCCCTGTGCCTGACACGGCCTACACGGCTGAGATTGTCTATATCGGCAGTCTGGGCGCTTTGTCTGACGTGAACACACCAATTACATTTACGCGCCACCCAGACCTGTACCTTTACGGCGCATTGGCTGAGGCGTACACATATCTTCTCGATGAGGCGCGGGCAACGCAGTATGACGCGAAATTTACGCGCATCATTGAGGAGATTAAGGTTGACGAGGAGCGATCTCATTACGGCGTTGGGTCGCTCGCTATTCGGTCCGATTATCAACGCCAACAAGCATCGGCGGAGAGCTAAATTATGTCTGCAATGTCTGACTATCTTGAGAATGAGATTCTCGACCACATCCTTGGGACCGGCTCGTACACTATGCCATCGGCAGTCTACATCGGCCTGTCCACCGGCTCATTTGGTGACGACAACAGCGGCACCGAGCTTAGCGGCTCAGGCTATGCCCGCGTAGCCGCAACATTCAACGCGGCGGCTTCAGGAACAGCCGACAACGCCTCAGCAATTCAGTTTGCGGCGGCTACTGGCTCTTGGGGTAGCGTCTCGCACTTTGGAGTGTTTGATGCGTCAACGGGCGGCAACCTGCTGATGCACGGTGCGTTCACGACTGCAAAGACAATCGCGTCAGGCGATATCCTGAAGATTGATGCGGGTGATCTCGACATCAGCGCTGACTAAGGGGTTGCACCGTGGCAACACTTGAGCAACTAGACAATTGGGGGTCGATGGACAGCATCGACTCCTTTGGCACATTGGAGCAATTGGACAACCTAGCGCTTCAACAGCCAACCGCGTCTATTTCTCTTGCCGCCACAACCTCGGCCTCTATCCGGCGCCTGCTCGCCTTTGCCGCGTCTATCACTGGCGCCGCGTCAATCTCCGCATCTGCGTCCTTCATTGCGCGCTTTGCGGCATCGGTGTCCGCCGCGATTACGACATCAGCGGCTGTCCTGCGTATTCGGCCATTTGAGGCAAGCGCATCAATCGCCGCGACTACGTCAGGCGCATTTGCCCGTATACGAGCTGTCGCATCCGCTATTTCGGCGGCCATAACAGCGGCCAGTGGCAACGCGGTTACGTTTGTTATGTCATCCTCTATCAGCGCCTTGATTACGCAGTCAACGCGGGCCAAGGTGCTTGGCGAAGAGTGGACGGAGACAGCCGCTGGGTCTGAGACTTGGTCAGATGTCGCGCGTGGCAGTGAGACGTGGACAACATCCACAACAGGCAGTGAAAGGTGGGCGGTAAAATGATCCCTTTTGGAGAATGGGTTCCAGATCAGGCTGACTTGCTCAACGCTGGTGTGACTGTGGCGACTAACGTGTTGCCTGCGGCGAATGGCTATCACGCTATGAACAGCTTTGTGCCTTATAGCAACGCGGCCACCGGCACCATCAAGGGCATCTTCGCGGCCAAGGATAATGCGTCAAACACAAAGCTATTCGCTGGTGACGCGACCAAGCTGTATCTGCATGCGTCTGCGGATAACGATCTGGACGACATCAGCAAGGTTGGCGGCTACACGCTGACAGACTTTGAGCGCTGGCGCTTTGTGCAGTTTGGCGATGACATTATCGCCGCTGGTGGGGTCGGTGAAACGCCTCAGAAATTTAGCCTCGGCACGTCAAGCGTTTTTGCTGACCTCGGCGGCACACCTCCAAAGGCTGACTTTATCGCAGTGGTGCGTGACTTTGTGTGGCTCGCCAACGTGGACACGGGGTCGGGGCGTGTTCCATATCAGTGCTACTGGTCTGGGTTTAACGACCCGACAAGCTGGACCGCTGGCGTCAATCAGAGCGATTTCCAGAACCTGCCGGATTCAGGCGCCATCACCGGCCTTGTCGGCGGGGAGTATGCGACAATCCTGACAGAACGCGCCATCTTCCGAGCCACCTACACAGGCCCGCCATTGATCTGGCAGTTTGATAAGGTTGTATCCGAGCGCGGATGTGCGTTTAAGGAATCCGTCTGCAATGTGGGCAATTTGGTGTTCTTTCTGGCCAATGACGGCTTCTACGCCTTTGATGGCCAGCGCGCCACGCCGATTGGATCAGAGAAGGTTAACGAGTTTTTCAAGCAGGATTTTGACTCTAACTATGACTATCGGATGAGCGCGTCTGTTGACCCTATCAATGAGGTGGCGATGTGGTCATACACTTCAACGCAGTCGCCGTCAGGTCAGCCGGACAAGATCATCATGTACAATTACGTCCTCAACAAGTGGTCTCTGGCCGAGGTTGAGGCGGACCTGCTTTCCCCTATTTTCTCTTCTGGATACACCGTTGACGCGCTGGACAACTTGTCGGCCACTGTTGACGGCCTGAGCATCCAGCTAGATAGCCGGTTTTTTAAGGGCGGCCAGTACACATTTGGCGGCGCATACGGCAACAAGATTTACACCTTTTCGGGCGCACCGCTGACGGCGACCATCGAGACGTCAGAGGTGCCGGTGTCTATGGGCAAGAACTCCATCGTCACGCGCATTTACCCATACTATGAAGACGGCACTGTCACGATGGCGGTTGGCACCCGAAACACACAAGCGAGCCAGCCCGTATTCACCAGCGCCGCCTCACCTAATGACGCGGGCTTCATACCGTTTCGCTCGCAGGGGCGCTACCACAGGGCGCGGATGACGCTATCCGGCGGCTGGTCCAAGGCGCTGGGCATTGACATAGAGGCGCGGGAGATCGGCAGGCGATGACAACCGAACAGCGCACAACCAACTTTCGCAGGCTGAACCCTGTCACCGCCACCACTCGAGAGATCGCCGAGGTTCTAAACCGCACGATTGACGGCGGCCTGAACAGTGTCGGCTATGTGACGTTCCCCGCGAACACAACACAGACAACGGTGAGCGAGCCGAGATACTCAGTGTCTAGCTTGGTGTTTTTTACGGGTGTGGACCACGATCCGTGGCATCACAACCCATATATTGATAGCTCAAGCACTGATGGGACTATGGTAATCAATCACGACAATCAGGGGCATGATGCACCATTTGCCTACCTTATTATCGGCTAATAATAGAGCCGCGCATGAATGGAACCGTTGCAGGCGCTGGATTTCTGACGCTTTGGAATATGCTGGCGGCTCACACACTATGGACGATGTGGCTGAGGCAGTCTGGTCTGGGAAAGCACAATTCTTTCCTTTGGAAAAGTCTGCTATAATCACAGAAATCGTTGATTACCCGCAGAAGGCTATGTGCCGCATCTGGTTAGCGGGCGGCGATCTGGATGAATTGATGGACGCAGAAATATCTATTGCTCATTGGGCAAAGATACACGGATGTGACGGAATGGAGATCATAGGCCGGAAGGGCTGGTCTCGGCAACTCAAAGACTACCGTGAGAGCGCGGTTGTATTGACAAGGAACTTTAGCGATGAGTAAAGGCGGCGGAACAACACGGCAGGTGACGCAGACCCTAACGGACCCAACCACGGCACCGTTCAAGGAGTTTGGCCTATCTGAGGCGAAAAAGCTGTATGAGACAGGCCCGATGCAGTATTACCCCGGCCAGACGGTTGTGGGCTTCTCGCCTGAGTCACAGATGGCTTTGTCCGGCTTGAGACAGCAGGCCATACAAGGCTCACCATTTATTGGCGCCGTTCAAGATGTTGTGATGCAGAACCTTATGGGGACCAACCCGCTACAGTCTGCCGCGTTCCGCCCCGCCATTCAGGCGGTTGAGGCGCAGGCGGCTAAGGCTGGGCGCTACGGCTCTGGATACCAGCAGGCGGCAGTCGCTGAGGCGTTGGCGCCTATGGCGTACCAAGCCCAGCAGGAGGCCATCAGGCAGGCGCCTATGGCCCGCCAGTTTGGGTTCGCTGACCTTGAGACGTTGGCAGGCGTTGGCGCCGCCAGAGAGGCTCAGCAACAGGCAGAGCTTGCGGCTGATATTGAGCGCTTCCAGTTTGAACAGCAGGCACCGCAGGCCGCGTTGGCAAACTACCTCGCATCGGTTCAAGGCGGCCAGCTTGGCCAGCAACAGATCACACCGTATTACCGACAGCCAGCTCTGTCGGCGCTTAGCGGCGCTATGGGCGGCGCGGGCATTGCTGAGGCCTTGGGGTCCACTAGCCCAATGTACGCCCTCGGCGGCGGCTTGCTTGGCTTGCTTGGCGCATAGGAGAGATTGATGGCTAGAAGACCTGTAGAAATGGCGTTCCCTAGCGGCGATATAATGCGCCGCTCTGCGACACCGCGCATTGTAACTGACTTTGGCAGGCGCGGGGTTCAGGTTACTCCGGCCTCGACTATTACTGAGAGCGTTTTGCCAACCCCATCTTTTGCTGATGTTATGGCGCGTCAAGCCGCCGCTCGTCAGGCGAGAGCGTTGCAGATGCAACAGCAAGCACGTCCATCAATGGTCGATGGCGGCCCTCAGCTTCCACCACCGCCCCAGCGCAGTGGCTTGTCTTTCACGCCACAAAGTCGCGGCATGTTGGCCGGGGCGGCGGCTGGCTTGCAGTACGCTGGCCCACAAGCTCAGCCAACCTCATTCGGTCAAGGTCTGGGCGTTATGGGTCAGGCGGCAATGGAGGCTTTTGATGCGGCAAAGGCGGCAGAAGCAAAGCGCCAAATGGCGGAAATCGAGCTTGGCCTCAAGGCCAGAGAGGTGGCGGCGAAAGAGGCTAAGGGCGCACAGCCTTTTACGGGGACCAGCATGACGGCGCAATCCTTTAGAGTTTTGTTGGACCTGTCCCCCAAGATGGAGTCTGGCAGAGCGACCTCACAAGAAGAAATGACGTACCGCCTTGCCTATGGCCACCTTGCGCGTCCAAAGGTGGAGACCAGAGAAACTGATGAGGGGGTTGTTACTGCAAAGGTTCCGCCGATAGACTTGTCTGGGTTCTACACGCCAGAGGGCTTCTCTGCGGAGCCAGAAATAATTGGAGAAACAAAAGCTAAATTTACCGGCGAACAAAACAATGCCGCCGCATTTGCTAATAGAATGGTAGACGCGACATCCACATTTGAAGACCTTGTGGCGGGCGGATATGACCCTACAAATTTCAGGGATTTCGCGGCGGGCAATTTGCCTAGAGGGCTTTCTGGTTTTGCCTTAACCCCAGAGGGCCAACAATATTTGGCGGCAAAAAAGAACTTTATTACTGCTGTTTTGCGTAAAGAGTCAGGGGCCGCGATTTCTGTTGCTGAATTTGAGACAGAGGACGTCAAGTATTTCCCCCAGCCCGGTGACACCTCTGCGACTGTGGAGTTAAAGAGAAAAGCTAGAGAAAAAGCCGTTGAAAGTATGAAAGCTCAATCTGGGCCTGCATATGATGTGCTGTTTGGCTCTGGCGGACAAGACGAAGGCATACCCAAGGGATCAACCTTCATAAAGAGGTTTGACGGGGTCTCTTATTATCAAACGCCCAAGGGCAAAATATTGGCGGTGGAATAAATGAGTATACGCGAAGCTACACAAGAAGAGATCGCCGCGCTTGGGCTTGTTAATGGCGCTGACGTGGCGGGCGAACAGTTTGACCCTATAGAATTTGCGACAGGTCTAGCCAGATCAATTGGGCAAGGGGTTACTTTTGGCTTTGCCGATGAGGCAGAGGCATACGCCAGAAGCTTTCTTGGGGACGAAAACTATAAAGAAGCAAGGGACGCAATCCGTGCCGACCTTGAAAAATTTCGCGGTGAATATCCGTTCACTGCTTATGGCTCTGAAATTGCCGCGTCTATGATTATGCCGGGCGGTTCGATTAGGACGCTTACGAAAGAAGGGATCAGGCAAGCCGCGAAAAAAACTGCGGCAGGCTCTGCTCTGTATGGCGCTGGTGTGGCGGAAGAGGTTGAGGATGTACCACTAACTGCCGCCACAAGTGGGGTCGCGGGATATGGCCTCACGAGAGCCGCGCCATCCATTGTCGCTGGCGCAAAAGAGCTTGCCGCACGAGGCGTTCCTTTGACTGCGGGGCAAAAATTTGGCGGCGTCTTGGGCGGAATTGAAGAACGTCTAACCGGATTGCCTGTGACTGATTTCTTTGTTGGCGGCGCCAGAATGCGCGGCGTCAGAGGGTTTGAGCGAGCCGCGTATAATGAGGCTCTTGAGCCTATTGGGAAGAGGCTCCCAAAGGGCTTGTCCGAAAGAGGCGCATATATTAAGGCCGAAGAAATCATAGGCAAAGAATACGCCGACACACTAAAAGGCGCAGTCATCCCAACGCCTGAATCACTGACTAAATATGCGGACACAAGCTTGGCGTTTTTAACCGCTGGGCTTCCCCAAAAAGAGCAGGACTTGCTTAAAAGAATAATTGAAAGAGAAATCACGCAAAGGTCTGCGAATGGGAAGCTTTCTGGGGAAGCTTTTAAAGACGCCCAAAGCGCTATCCGCAGAGAGGCATATAAATTTATGACCTCTTCAGACGCATATCAAAGGGGGCTTGGAGAGGCGCTATCAGATGTCGCTGACGAGCTTACAAACGCTTTGGCCAAGTCAAACCCAGATAAGGCCGCGCGTCTTTCTAAAGTGGATGCGGCTTATTCTCGGTTCAAGCCGATGCAAATGGCCGCTGGCGCAAAGGGGCAGGCAGGCGCAGTCACCCCCTCAAAGCTATTAGAGAAGGTTTATTCTCAGTCTCGCCGCGCGCCGTCAGTTCTCGCCAGAGGTGAGGGCCGCATGCAGGAGCTGGCCGAAACTGGCGTAGATGTATTGGGGTCAAAAATTGGAGACCCCGGCACTGCTGGTCGGCTAATGCTTGGTGGCGCCCTTCTTGGCGGCGGTGCTGTTTACGACCCCGTAACCACTGCATTAACGGCTGGTGGCCTTGGGGCAATATATTCTAGGCCCGGTCAGGCTGTTATGAGAGGCGCGGCAGTTCCAGCGGTTTCAGCGGCAATGCGCCAGCCCGCCAGCGCCGCCCTTTTGGCGGAGCCTTTGGCGGAGGGAAGAACGCGCGGCCTGCTAGACGCTTACTACCCCTAGCCCCGCCCATATGTTAAAATCAGCGCCAAGCAGAGGAGCGCTTCATGAGCAAAGATAAACTCACCGACTACGATCCGGTAGCCGCCAACAACACCGACTGCGGCGGGATCAACCTGTCCGAAGGCGTGATGGTCCCTTCGGATTTGAATAACTTTGCGCGGGAGATCATGAGCCACCTCGCGGACTTTGCTGACGGCACAACCGGCGTTGACGTTTTAACGCTACAGGACGATGACGCCAGCGCGTCTATCAAGCTACAGGCGCCATCAGCAGTCACGACAACCACGACATTCACACTGCCAGACGGTGACGGATCAAACGGCCAAGTCCTGAACACTGACGGCTCTGGCCAGCTTGGCTGGGCCAGCGCATTCTCTTCGGGCATGCTCATGCCATACGCGGGCGGCTCAGCACCTAGCGGCTGGCTCTTGTGTTACGGTCAGGCGATTAGCCGCACAACCTACGCGGCGCTGTTCTCGGCCATCGGCACAACCTACGGAACGGGCGATGGCTCCACCACGTTCAACGTGCCGGACCTGCGCGGGCGTGTCATTGCCGGTCAGGACGATATGGGCGGAACCTCCGCTGACCGCCTCACCAACCAGTCTGGCGGCTTGGACGGCGACACGTTGGGCGCTACAGGCGGCTCTGAGACGCACACACTGACCGAGGATGAGCTTGCGGCTCACAGCCACTCACTTGGCACAAATGGCCGTGTTCAGGTCGGCAACGATAATGGCGAGGCCTACTCAGGCAAGTGGGTTAGTGGCTCTGGTAGCACAATCACATATTCAACCGAAGAGACTGGCTCTGACACAGCTCACAACAACGTCCAGCCGACCATCGTTCTTAACTACATCATCAAGACATAACGAGGGGCTGACATATGGCCAAGGATAAGATTGCCGACTATGACGGGGCAACCGCTGGGAACAACACCGACATTGGCGGGATTTCAATTGCCGAGGGCATGCTCCCCAGCGCTGTCAACAACTCTATGCGAGAGCTTACACGCCAGCTAGGCGCGTTTGCTGACGGCACTGAGGGCATTGACGTCCTGAACCTTCACGATGATGACGCAAGCGCCTCCATTAAGCTCCAAGCGCCCGCAACGGTCACGACCACCACAACCTTTACCCTTCCGGACGGTGACGGGACCAGCGGCTATGCCCTTGTAACAAACGGCTCCGGTCAGCTTAGCTGGGCGTCTGCTGGCGGCATTGCGAATGTTGCGGACGACACCACACCCCAGCTTGGCGGCACGCTTGACCTCAATAGCCAGAACATCACAGGCACAGGCAACATAAACATAACTGGCTCAGTCACCAGCGATGGGCTGACTGTTGATGGTGCAAGTGTATTTAATCAGGCGGCGTCCGACCAGTCTGGTGGTGCGGCAGTTAAAGCAAACGGCACGGCTTATGGCACTAATAAGTCTATCCACGCATATATGAATACAAGCAATGCGGCCAAGTCGTTAATTTACGCAGAGAATGGTGCTGGTTCTGTCTTTAATGTTGATGGCTCTGGCGACATCAGCTTCTACGACAGCACAGGCGTAACGCAGGGTCTGTTCTGGGATGCCTCGACACAGCGGCTTGGGCTGGGAAGTACGAGTCCTTCTGCTGTTTTAACAGTATCTGGCAGTCTTGGTACTAATTGGGCAGGTCGTTTTCAAAACACAAGCGGTTCTGGCTATGGTGTTTTAGTTATAACAGCGGGTAGTACAGCAACCCAAAAAGCATTTGAAGTTCGCAAGAACACATCTGATACAGCAATGCTAATTGATGGTGCTGGCAACGTGGGCATCGGAGTGTCAACACCATCCGGTAAACTGCATTTGAGTGAAAGCGGTGCTACAAACCAAGCCGCCACGATTTTTTCTCTTGATGGTTACCACAGCACCTTCGGCGCAAACCTAGCTAAAAGTTCAGGCACATACACCACACCGGCTGTGAGCCTTTCTGGTGGTGGATGGGAATATCAGCCAGTCAATAGTTTGAATGGCCACGGCCATATGATTTATTTGTCTGCGCCCGACACAAACAGTTCGGCTGCGACACCTCTGGAAAGACTTCGAATAGATAACAGTGGCAATCTGCTGGTGAGCAAGACAAGCGCATCGGTAGCTAATGACGGAATACAGCTTGAAGCGTCTGGCACATTAGGTGTGACACGCACTAATGATGATGTTGCAATCTTCAACCGCAAGTCCAGTGAGGGAAATATTGCAGTGTTCCGCAAGGACAACGCCGCCGTAGGAAGTATCGGCACAGTAGCGGGTGACTTATATATTGCAAACGCGGTTGACGTTGGCCTTTATCTGGAATCAAGCGGAACAGACCACATTGCTCCGTGCAACATATCAGGCGCAAAAAGAGATGCGGCTATTGATTTAGGTGCGACATCAGCACGCTTCCAAGACGCCTATTTCAGCGGCACGGTTTATGCTGACACGTTCCTTGCCCAAAATGACACTGATACAGGTTGGAGTTTCCCTGCGGCAAACCAACAAAAATGGACTTGTGGTGGTGCAGAAACATTCAAAACCTATCAGATAGCTGGGGCTTATGGCGTTCTGTCGGTTAATGGAAGCGGTAGCGCAACATATCCTAACTTCACTTTTAACGGTGACGATAACACTGGTATGTATAGGGCAGGAGCAGACACTCTTGCATTTACAACTGGCGGTAGCGAGAGGGCGCGGGTGAACGCATCAGGTATGCTCCTCGTTGGCAAAACCGCAAACGGAATAGCGGTTGAAGGTCACGAGTTCGGTGCATCGGGCTATGCGTACCACACAAGAAGCGGCGGCACTACATTGTACCTCAACCGACTTACAAGTGATGGTGACATTTTGGATTTCCGCCGAAGCGGCACCCTTGTCGGTTCTGTTTCAGTCACCACATCCGGCACAACCTACAACACCACCTCTGACCTACGCCTCAAGGAAAACATCGAGCCGCTAGTCGCCACCGACAAGCTGATGGCTATGAACCCAGTTAGCTACAACTGGAAGGCTGACCCTGACGGCCCACGTTCTATGGGCTTCATTGCACAAGAGATGCAAGATGTAATGCCAGAGGCTGTGGCTGTTGGCGATGATGAAGATGCGATGATGAGTATGGACTATGGACGCATCACACCGATATTGGTGTCTGCGTTGCAAGATGCACATCGGAAGATTGAACAACTGGAACAGCGTCTCGCTGATATGGAGAGTAAATAATGGCTGTATCTTTAGGGCCGACTGGCCTCACACTTGGCACAGATTTGCTAGACGATTATGAGGAAGGCTCTTGCACGATAAGTGTCAAGGCTTGGTCATCTAATCCAACAAGCATCCCTACATTTACAGCGTACTACACCAAAATAGGTAATCGCGTAATTGTAAACGGTCAAGTAAATAGCGGCTTAAACACAAGCGGAGGAAGCGGTCAACTTTATTTCGATGGCTTACCATTTACGGCTGTTGGCAGCACATATTCACACGCTGTTCTTTCTTTCAATGGGATGGCTGATTATGCAACCGCAACAGATACTCCGGTAGGACTTGTTGCTTCAGACCAAAAAATAAACATGTACTCTATGGGTGACGAGACAGGTTGGGGCGATTTAGTGATTATAGCCGGAACCAATTACGGCTGCGGGTTTACCCTGACATATGAAACAGCCTCATAAAGGAGACGAAAGTGGCACTTACAGAAGAAACAATTCAAGACAAGATTGAGATTGTCGGCGAGTTCAAACACGTTCAAGTGAGGACCGCGACAGTCATCAAGCGTGATGGCGTTGAGATTAGCCGTGCTTTCCATCGGCATGTTGTGACGCCAGATGCGGACATCAGCGGTGAAAGCGCAGAGGTGCAAGCAATTTGTGCGGCGCTTCACACGCAAGAGATTAAAGATGCGTATGCGGCGCATGTAGAGGAAACACGGCAAGCGCCAAAGAATTTAGGAGCAAACTGATGGCAAACACATATGCGTGGGCATTTAATTTTGATGTCTGTAACCAACCGCAAAAAGGACACGCTGACTGCATCAGCACTATTCACTGGCGCATCACCGCTACCAGCGACAGCGTAGTCAATGAAGAAGGCAACCCTCTGTCTGTCAGTGCTTACGGCACTGCGGCAGTAGAGACACCAGAGGAAGGTTGTCCTGACTACGTTGCCTTCGATGACATCACACCAGAGTGGGCGAAGGAAAAGACACTGGCATCGCTCGACAAGACAGAGGCTGAATTGCAGGCTGTTCTCGATGAGCGGATGGCTGAGATGGCATCACCGCCTATGCGTCAGGCAGTACCAGCAAGCTGGGCGTAACACCAATCACTGAGGTGACGGCATGACTGAGGACCAGAAAATCATCTTAGACGTAGCGGCTGGAACAGGCACCTTTGCCGCTTGGCTGGAAATGGCGCCCGATGCCGTTGCTGTCATCACTGGCATCTGGGTCGTCATCCGCATCTGGGAAACAGAAACGGTGAGAAGCTGGACTGGCCGCGACTAATGTGGTTCATGCTTTTTTACTTTTTGTGTTCGTGGGTCTTGCCGAGGACAAGCGGCTCGTCAGCAATGACTTATACTTTCGGAGCCTTGCCGATTGTGTCTGGTACGCTCAGACACTGCACAAACAAGGCTCAACCATAACCGCTTATTGCCTGCCCAAGCTGGTGCCAGAAGGAACGCGAATCTATGATTGACCCGATTAGCGCCGCCGCCACAGCATCAGCCGCATTCACTACAATCCAACGAGGCTTTCAGGTTGCACGTTCTATCGAGGAGATGGCGGGTGACCTGTCACGATGGATGGGTGCGCTGTCAGACTTAGAACAGGCAGAAAAAGAAGCTAAGAACCCGCCCTTATTCAAGAAGCTGTTTGCTGGACAGTCTGTCGAGGCCGAAGCAATGGAGGCTTTCGCCGCCAAGACACGCGCCGAAGAACAACGCGCTCAGCTAAAGCAATACATCCAGTACACCTACGGCCAGTCCAAGTGGGACGAGCTTGTTAAGATGGAAGGCTCTATCCGAAAGCAACGTCAGGAGACTATCTACAAACAGCGCGAGCGCAGACGTAAGTTCATTGAGATAGTGGCTATCATACTGCTGGTTGTTTCGGGCGTGGGTGCGCTTATACTGTTGGCAATGTGGCTGAAGGGGATGCAGTAGCATTGTCAACAAGGACTGGCTTGATTGGTGAGTACCTCACCGCGAGTGTGATCTTAGAGCAAGAAGGCTGGCAGGTATCGATGGCCCAGCAAGATGGCGTTGATCTGGTGGCTTGGAAGGATGGGCAGTTCATCACCGTGCAGGTGAAGACCGCCACACTGCGGACCCAGAAGGGGAGCCGCAATCCGGTCTATCATTTCCAGCTTGGCTCCGGCTCAGCGATGAAGATTGTCAAGAAGGGTGCATATGATGTTCTGGCTTGTTGCGCGGCCACCGATAGAAAAGTGTGGTTTCAGGCGCAGTGTTGCGTCAACCAATTGTCAATGCGTAAAAGCCCCGCGTTTTTCTCTCGGCCCGATTTGGAGGCCGATAGCTGGATGCGAGCTACGCAGATCGTGATGGAGTCGAGATAATGGATATGGACCAACTGCGCGAAGAGATCGCGGCGGATGAGGGGTGCAAATACGAGGTGTACCTCGACCACTTAGGTCTAGCCACGCACGGCATAGGCCATTTAATCCGCGAGCATGAGCCAGAACACGGCCAGCCGGTAGGAACGCCAGTGTCTGAGGAGAGGGTACGCCAATGCTTTGCGCTCGACATTGCGGTTACTATGGAGGACTGCCAGCGACTGTTCGCTGATTTTAAAGAGCTACCAGATGAGGCGCAGTTAGTTATTGCCAACATGTGCTTCAATCTCGGATACCCTCGCCTGTCCAAATTTAAGAATTTCCGCGCCGCTGTTGAGGAGCGTGACTGGATGCGGGCGGCGGATGAGATGGTGGATTCACGCTGGCACGATCAGGTGCCGAACCGAGCAAAGAGA